CCAACTTGAGCAATTAAGATTGCGTTGCATAAATCAGTTTGAACACTCCAAGAACTTTCTAACTGTAAATGAAAGTCGCTGTTCTCAGAACGATAATTATAATTATCAGTTAGATTCCAATACTCTGTAGGATTTTCTTCATTAAAAGAATTTATCCCTTTTTGTATTTCATCTCCTATCTTACTAGCTTGGTCAAGTATCTTCTTTTTTTCTAGCCTTAACTTGGTTAGCTTTTTGTAAGTAGACGATTTTTTAAAAGCCTCATTCTTGTCTACCATTTTGGCTTCCATTTTTTTGTAGAAACGATTAGCGATTGCCTCTCTTTCTTGTTTATTGGTTTTCATTTTATATACCTCCTAAAAGTATGTTGTTTAAATGAAACATTAGTATAACACGAGTGGATACATTCTGTCTAACTATTTAAGTAAGTATTTTTCTGCTGTTAACGGCTTCCGTCTCAGCTCTGGTCGACGCCAGAGCTACGCAGATCCTCCTGTTGTGTTATCATGTGTTATGCCTTGCAGAAAACCCGACCCCCGACACCCGATTAGAATGCCCCGACCCGACCCGAATGATTTATCAACCTTTCAAGACCATCAACGGCGTCTCCTGGAAGGATCTGGAAGCTCTGTTGTGTTGTGTTATGTGTAGCAATACACCCCTCATTTAATATTCTTTAGCTTAACCCGACCCGACCCGATTTTTTCCTAGCTTTTTTGTGGGGGAGAGAGGGAAAGAGAGGGGGGATGCGATTAACTTTCGAATTCCTTGCATATGCGTAAATATAACTATAAAAAATAATTACATTTTGTATAACAAAACACTTGCATATATTGGATACATTTAGTAGTATTAAAGGGTAAGAAATATTTGACGACTAGATAAGGTAATTTTGGAGTAAATAACTTATTGATGTACAACTCTGACAATATAATAGCAGATAACTTCTCAGCCAACTCCCTTATATTTCTTACATTTATTTTAACCCTCAAACTTTTAGGAGAGTAATTATGGGAACAAGAAGTAATATAGCGTATCAAAAACCAAATGGAAAAGTCGTAGTAATGTATTGTCATTATGACGGCTACCCAGAATACAACGGCAAGATACTTTATAACCACTACAACCACCACAAGAAAGCAATCGCTTTAGTAGACAACGGCTATCAGTCTGGTCTTAAAGAAACAATAATAGAATCAAACGAGGGTAGAGTTCATCAAGAGCCACCTCAAACATTTCATTCTATTCACGCTTTCTTAATGAATGTACAGTTCGATATTGAATGGATTTACCTATTCAAAAACAACTCTTGGTATGTAGCTGAAACCAAGATGATTCAAATGCCTAATGGCAGATATGATCTTGCAACTTTACATGACAAAGACTTTACACCTCTTTGGGCGTACTTCACAAAACATAATATTGCCGTTGGTGATCAATCATGAACTGCGAACTTTGTAATAAACACGAGAACGAAAGAAACATCCAAGAACAAGCAGGGTATTACCTTTGCTTGTCTTGTGATTGTAAGTACTCAGATAATCAACTATTAACAATTATGGACAGGCTCGCAACTTACATGAAAGAGTTTGACAAAAAATTAGGAATAAATAATGAAGTATAAATTTAAAGAACGCAGAAAGTTCAAACATATCAGAAGGAACATGTTTGATATACCTACAGGGGAGTTAGATACTCCCCTAACTAACGGACATCAAGTCTTAGAGTTTCTTTTAAGTGTAGCCAATAAAGAACGCTACCAATTCAAAGCTAGGGGTAGAGGTAGCCGTAAGTTTTATGGTAATAGCCAAGACCTACCACTAGAACACGCTGAAAAGATAGCACTTTATCACTCTACAAAAAATAATATTGCAGAGAAAGAACACCAAGAATACAGACGATCTAAGTCAGCTTGGGAGATAAGTTATAAACTCAGACAAATTAAAGATGCGATTGAGATGCATAACAATTCTTTTGACAACGACTTAGAAATTAATTTAGAGGTTAACGAAAATGAGTGAAGAAATAAAAAACTTAGTCGAAGATCTTGGTTGGGAATATCAACGAATGTCATCTTGTGGTAGAGAAACATATAAAAATTTATGTCTCAAACTTGGTTGGAAATTTGAATTGGAGATTGAAGATGAGTAATGTATTTAAAATAGAGCCTAGTTTTGCTCAACATTTTTCATATGCTGATAAAGAATTTGAAATCCGTATAACAGATGATAGTAATAAGCTAGAAATTTGGGAAGTTGGTTATGAAAATGGTGATTGTATTGGTTTTGTAGATATGATTGCTGAATTTAATTTAAAGGAAAACGAAGATGCTTAATATTTTAGAAATACTTTTTGAAATTACAACCCTTTTAGTGCTTGTAGCAATTTTATATATAATAATAACTGAAAATAATAATAGGAGATAACATGACCCAATATTCAGACCAAGTAGAAAAACGCAGGCAGGAAACCCTGGAAGAAAGAATGGATACCACTCTTACTTGTTATTACTTTCAAAAGCATGAAAGTAATGAAGATATAGAAGATTACCGACAACTTGATTATGCAAGTGGGCGCAGAGTTATAACCAACATCAGTAAAGCTGGTAGACCCAAGACAACCCAAAATAAACCTATGCGTAGACATTTATTTATAAGTTCATTTGGTAGATATTTTAGAAATGATTGAGATAATTGGATATATATTCGGAGTAGGCTTTCTTATTTGGCTAACCGTACTGCTTGGTGTTTTTATCGCAGTTAAATACTTTGAAAACCTATGAAAAAATACCGTTATGTAATTGTCAAACAAGACAAACCCAATACTTTGCTTCCATATGGCGTAGAAGTTTATCTAAACAAAGACAAAGAACCCATCCGATCTTATTGGTTTAAAACACCCCAAGACAGAATAGAGGGATTGAAGATTGTTGCTAATTATGATTAATCTCGATACAATCCGAAAGTGGTACTTGTTTGATTGGATTCAATATATCTTCTACTCTCCTAAAAGTATGTATCTTATGAGTGCCACACTCTCATGAGTTTCTTATTTTACCTAGCACTATTCTTATACATCCTTGTATTTATTCTGGATAGACCTAACCAAAACTAATCAAAACTTTCTTCTTCCTCTACATCTGTAGCTTGATCTATTACTTCCTGTTTTAAATCTTCTTGTTCCAACCTTTCTAAACTATCAGCCTCATCTTCCAGCTCGCCTGGATCCAGAAGACCGTCAGTTTTATTGGCTAAGACCACATTCCCCATCAGCTGCTCAAGTCGTTTCTCTACTTCTTCCCGACTCATTTGATCTACCTTCCCGAACATAACCTCTTTTCTATCCACCACAAGACCCCCGACCTTTAACAAACTATTTTGTGCCGATATGGCAGCATTAAAAGACCCAGCTTCGAGGGCCTTGTCTCTAATATCATATAAATCCTGGACAGCTCTATCATAATTTAACTCATACTTCTTCTTAGCTTCATTCATCAGATAGTTATATTCTTTGCGAATAGTAGGATGATTCATGAGCTTATTGGCAGATTGACGAGCATCTTTATACCCAGCCTTATGTGCGCATTCTACGAGAGATAAACGAGGATTATTGACAGCTTGCCAAATAAAGTTTCTTTGTCTGCGATTGAGTGAATTGTCTAGATTAGCAAATTCTATAGGAGCTTCTTCTTCTGGAGAAAGGATAGGTTCATATTCTAATTTATTTTTTCTATAACCCATATTGTTTTAAGCATATTAGAGTGAGGGAAATAATAATACCTACCCCCACTTTACCCTAAAGTGTATTGAGAGGATACCTTACAACAAATTACTTCGTCAAGATATTTATTATTTATTTATCTATATTTCCTTCTTTCCTGTGACAAAAATGAAAAAAATAAAATAATCGTCAAACCCGCATTCTTATCATGTTTTCTTGCGTCATACATTTATGACAATAATAAGACAATAATAGATTAGTCATTATCTGGCGTAAATTCTATGACAGTTTCACCCAATTCTACATATTGATTGAGGATCTCATCTACTAAATGCAGCAGCTTATCATCATCATCTTCTACAAGTTTCTGTAGACTCCACACACAATAGCTCAATGAAGTTAAAACAACGCTT